CTAAAGAACCACCTAAGACGAAAGAAGGGCATCCATAAAATCCACAACCGGTTCTACCGTGACAACATCCACAACAAGAACATCTGCTAGTGGAAGCAGCACAAATAGTAAACTGACTAGATCCAGCGGTAAAGTGACCACAGTTAGCGTACTGCATTTTAGTAGCGTAACCGCCGCCGCCTCCACCCATGCCAGGTCCATTACCACAGCAACGACCACCTGAACCTGATCCACCACCAGATACAATTTCAAATTGAATAGTGGTCACTTTTTCTGGTACGGTCCAGAGGTAGCAGCATCCACCGTTGCATGGGACATTATGACAGCAATTGAAGTAAAAGCTTCTACAGACATTACCTGTAGATACACCCGTTACTTTGCCCGGACCAACGGTTCCATCAATAACTGCATCATCAGCATCGATTTTTTTATAGGTTTGATAATCAGCCATTGCTTATATTCTTAATGGTGAATTCGTAGTAGTATTTATGTCATCATAATAAAAATAAGGGAGATTGCTCTCCCTTGTGGTATCTGTGGTATGAATCAGATAGTGATGATTCTCCATCCTTGTGATCCATCATAGTAAACCAGTTCAAATGCCGCACCTTCAGTAGATACAACCAAGTCAGCAGAGTCACCCATGATTGGTTGACCATTTCTGCCAATCGTAAGGCTATTAGTATCAAATGTCTTAGCAACATCAAAGAATCTAATACTATCACCCTTAACAGGAGATGTAGGTAAAGTAACAGTGAATGCACCGCCACTAGTATTACACCAAGCTTGTTGTCTGTTTGCCAATGTAGTTCCATCAGCACTAACATCTACATTAGCGTAGGCACCTAGAGGCAACCAACCAGATCCGTTATAGAATTCAAATCCATCAGCATCAGTATCGTAGCGAAGACCACCTTCGATCAGATCAATACCAGTCGGACGCCCAGCTTGATTACCACGAGGTGGAACAAGAATACCAGAAGTGGTATCCATCTTACCGCGAGTAAGGAATCCACGAACTGCTTTCTCAGTAGGACATGCTTGGTTAGAATCACCAGCCATGAATTCATCGGAGGAGAATTCATTAACTGCCTCACCAATCTGACCACCAATAGCACCCAGTCTCAGTTCAGAAAGACCCGACAGGTTGAATGCAGAAGCATCCAAAGTAGCAGCACCAGTCAACTGGTTAACAGAGAAGAATTCACCAACTCTGAAGTTACCACCTTGGTCAGTAGAAACGAAGAAGATCTTACCGGAATTTTGAACATTAGTCTCATTACCTTGAGAAGCTGTGTTCTCATCAATATCAGGATAATTAGTCTGTGAAGTGTTACCAGTACCAATCAGAAGGAAATCATGACCCGTGAGACGCACCTTAGAGAACTTAGATCTCATCGTGAACTCTTGGTTATCAAACGATGCTGGAGCAGAACCTTTTACAGGTGCAATGTTAATCGTCGAACGACCAGATGCGAAATCATAATCACTTACGGTTCTAATAATATAAGTGATGGAATCGGAGAATCCCAATCCAACTGTAGTAAATCCAATCGCATCTCCAACAACTGGAGTTGTACTCAATCCAGTAACTTCAAGTAATCCATCTTTCTGTCCACTAACGGCGTTAGATGCTGATGCAATCTGAATATATCCGGTAGCACCAGCACCAACAGAATCTAATTCAATAAATTCTCCAGGTGTGAAGACGGTAGTACCAACACCAACAGCACCGTTAGCGCCATCAGGGTTACCAAATCCACTGTCATACTTAAAGTATAAGATATCAGCAGAGACCTGATTGTTTGTAAGTACAGCGCGAGCTCCTGATACAGTACCACGCATCGTAGCACCAACAGAGAGAGTACCAGCAGGAGTACCAACTTGAGTTGACATCTTGTCACCGAAGAGGCGACCAGTTCTAGCAACTTCTAGTGTAGAGAATCCAACAGCTACAGCACCGTATGTACCATAGGAATTGTTACCTGACAGGGATCTAATTTCAGATCCATCATCAGAAACATATCCAAATGCACAATAATAAGTGAAGGAAGAAACAATCTCAGAGAGAGCGTCATCTTCTAAGAAGAATCCTACACCACCAGAATGAATATTAGTGAAGGCATCGAACACCATCGATTTACCACCAGATCCTTCTGGTTTTCCTTCATGAACACCACCCTCAATAAAGATACCGATAGCACCTTCATGCCCAGTTCCATCAGTACATACATTAGAGAATGCAGTACAATCTTTAATATAAGGTGAACGCTCAAGGATAGGAGTTTCGGGATTCAGTCTGAAGTATACGCCACAAGCAGTAGAACCAACACCGGTCTTAACCTGCCACTTATCAGTATTAAAGGCATCGTTTACATCATAACTAAAACCTTGAAGTCCACGCATCGTGATTGCCTGAACCGTAGTGGAGTCAGACACGAAGAACATCGTCTGGCGACTGTTAGGAACAAGACCTTCTGTAGAAAGACCAACAGCTGGTTCAACAGTCGTACCTCTCAGAACATCACCAGCAATGGAGAAGTTCTTAGGTAGAGTAATAGGAAGTTGCTCACTGAATACACCAGCAGACAACTTAAGAATGATAGGAGATACATCAGTAACCTCACCACCACTCACATAAGTATGAGCAATCGTAGAAATACCAACATTGGTTACGAAGGTGTCGGAGTCAGTAACGGAGTCAACTTTGAAGAAGAATCCTTGTGTACCATCTGGGAAGATAGTAGTAGTAATACCAGCGTGTTGAACAGCGCAAGTGAATCCAATACCCTGTAGCTTAACCTGACCCTGAGGGAACAAACCATGAGAAGCAGCAGTAACTGTTGCAACACCACTAGTCTCATCATAAACAAAGTTTGTAACATCCCTTCTGATCTGACCAGCAGTAGAAGCATAAGCGATTGAACCCCAAGCATTGTCAGGGGTAAGACCGGTATTATCATTGCTACCCTGCTGGGCATCAACATAGTATACCTTGGTGCGAAGACCAGGATACTGCCACTCAATCTCATCATTAGAAGAGACTCTTAGATATGTACCTTGCGTACCAATACCCTGTCTCGTAGGACCAGTACCATCTCTAGTAAGCAAGTCACCTTTGGTTGTCAGCAGTGCTGCACTATCACCGATAGCAAATGCTGCCCACATGGTAACAGCAGTACCAGGTTGAACATTAATGTTCGATGAAGCTACTGAGATGTAAGCAGAAGATGAGAACTCGGCAACATCACCGATCTCATATACACCAGAACCACTCCAGGTACTTCTCCAGTTAAATCCTCTGGTTAACAGAGACCAACCATTAGTACCAGTATCAAGGGTAGTAATAGCAGTACCAACTGGTCTATTGTCTGCAAGAATCTTAACTTGGTCAGCAATATAAGTGTTACCACCAAGGGTTACAATCTCACCACGAGCATAGATTTCATTAGGATCGTAGGTAGAACCTGCTCCAGTACCAATACCACCAACAAGAACTGTCCACTGATCAGCGTTTTCGTTTGGTTGAGCACCTAGAGGGTTAGTACCGATAGCAACATAAGATGCACCGATGTACTCAACGATGTCTCCTCTTTCGTATCGCCTGGCTGCGCTGTAAAGACCCTCGTTAGTAAAAGCTTTATTAAAGTCTGTAAAATTAGATGCGGGAGGATAGAAACCATCCGAACCTACTCCAGCAGGATCATGGTAACTAGTAGAAACCCCCTGCATTGTGAAGTCGCTAGCGACTTGGAAGGGAACAGTTGTACGATACTCTTGTCCGCCATACTTAATGACATCATTGATGCCATAATAAGTAGCAGTTGTAAAAGCACCTCGGAAGTTCAGTCCCTCAGCATAGAGATCCCAGTATGCTGGGAAATCAGAACTGTACCAGTTGCTTTGTACACCAGTTGACACATGTTGTGCCGTACAGATATATTGATTACCGCCTTCCTTGACGATATCGTTTACAACATATCCAGTACCAGTTGACCACTCGCCAGCATAGTTCTGACCCTCTGTGTGGAGGTCCCAGTTGGCACTATCGTTTGGAAATCCAGTAGAACTGGCATCTGAAGTATGATTTGTTGTACAAACATAACTGCTGGCACCGTATCTAACGATGTCATCAATAATGAATGCGGTAGAAGCTGTCCAGGCACCACGCCAGTTAAATTTCAGTCTACCAAGTCTAAATTCTGCCATTGTAGGTTCTCGTTAAACAGGTTCAGAGTATGAATGGGTTCCGTTGACCTGAAGGACTAAATATCCATCAGTGTCTAGGTAATAAAAAAGGTTGCGCCTATCAAAGCGTATCTGTTGATATTTATCTTGTGGGTTATTGGCAAGTGCTTTCTGTTCGGTAGTTTCTTCAACATAATCGTTGTAGTCTCCGAACTCTTCAACCTGCGTTCCATCTAAACGATGAGGATCAAGAGTTTCACTGGTAGATGCAGTGCTTACTTTGCTAAAGAACAGCATGTCATTTGCATCTCTCCTCAACGCATAAACATAATAACCCGTAGAATCTTTAGGCTGAAAATGTGCGTTACTTAAAGTTAATGCCATTAGCTAATGATTCTCCAATAAGTACCTGTCCACAAGAACATAACAGTCACTCCCGAAACATCTAAGTTAACGGGACCATTATCAATGTTGCCAATCGCATCTTTGAATTGATGCGAAGCTGAGGTCAATATAACATTATTTATATTCCAGTTTTGTCCGCCATCAGCGATCTCAATACTGTCCCCAATAGAGAGATTGACCACGGGCATTGTAGCGTTAATGGCACCAGCACTAGTGTTCGCAAGATATCTCTTGTTAACAACTAACTGGGTAGTAATAGGACCAGTAAGATCAGTATATACAGGAGTGGCACCGGTTGCTGCTTGAGCAACTGTTTCTACATTGTTCCCAGATCTAATATAGATTTTCTGGTCAACTATATTAATAGCCATCTCTCCATCTTCCAGGTCTACTAAACCAGGAATCTGACCCTGCGTGGTACTTCTTTTTGGTTTAATGCGTGTAGGCATTACGACAAAATGAATATGTGACTCATAGTATTTATCAGAAGTAACTTACCGATAATACAATTCTAGCTTTTTGATCGGTACAAGTGGTACTATGGTGTGGTTCGGATCCATCAAAAAGAACAACTCTATTCTCAACACTCTCTACTTTTGTTCCATCTTTAAATCCAGTGTATCCATTACAAGTATTCAAATATAAAACTGCAGTCTTATGATTGTAATGATAATCCTCATGAAAATCATGCTCAATAAGTTTACCACTATTAGGATACAAATTAAACCTTACTCTTATAAGAGCTTCTATCTTTAAATAACTCACTAACAAATGATCCAGTTCTTTTATGAAAGAACTCTGTGGTTCAAACCGATCAAATACCCTATGAGTAAAAAAGAAATGATTATCATTCATTTCACCTAAGTTAGCAACCTCTTGACAAAATACCCAAGGGAACTGTGTACTGAATACACTATTCTTTAGATGATCAAAATAGTCTTGCTCCAAATAATTATCAATTATCTTCATGGTAGTATTCATAGAGGTTAAATGCAATTGACATCCGAGGTTCTTTACCATCACTCAAATTTCTATCTACACCATGAGATAATGATGCAGGAAAAAGAATCATCAATCCATCATCAGGTTCGACACTAAAACATGTTTGCTGAGTTAATGATAGATTATGTTCATCTAAATGATGAAAAGTAATACCCCCAGATTTATCTGGCACATTTATGTATAGTACCCCAGCTATAGATGATCCAGGATGAGTGTGTCTTACATTATAACAATCAGTATAATTAATATTAAACCACATGTTGGCGAGACGAGGTTGAAAATGCACCTCGACGAGCTCATTCTTATAGTACACTTCCAACAAACTCGTGATCCTATCACTTAAATAATTTAGAAGAGGGGTAAAGCTTTTCTCTAGATAAAAATCATCAGGACTTTGATACCCATCAACATTACTTCTATGGTTTGGTTGATAAACTTTAGCATAATTTTCCATCCAATCCATGAAATGATCTTGAATATCATCAAAGTCATCATCAAAAGATCTTGCCACAACATATGGCAGAATGGAAAAAGAATCTTCAGTCAATGTAATTATTCTCCTCTAACCATTCACGAGTCATTGGAGTTGGTTCGTAAACTTCCCACATAGAACCAGCAGCACATGCATCTAGTGCAGCCATAGTCATACCTTCGGTCTTACCTGCCCAGGTTGCTTCTGCTTCCCAAGGTACAGCAGACTTAGGATATGTACGCTCTACCATCTCACGCCATAGTGGTGGAACATCATCTTCAGGTTTAATAATAGCAATCAAACTATTATCAATAGTCCCTGCCATGCAATCTTGTGCAGCATGCCATCCTTCATGTCTCATGACTGCCATAAGAACTCCAGGATCATCCATGTAAATCTTATTCAAGAAGAAATTATTGGATACTGTATGATATACACCACGATGTCCTGCTGGGAAATACTTTTCATCAGCAAGATATACTTTCACACCAACATGATTAAGGGAGGAAAGCATATGATTAAACTCTTGTGCAACTACAGTGAAACTAGAGTAGTTCTCATATTCGGATGAAACATCCAGTAAGGAGTGTACTTCATTCACATTGTCAGTACATTCGCGAAGTAGCATGCACCCCATGGCATCCATAGAGTTGTATCCTTGGGTAATTTTATCCTCATTAGCGAAGACTGGAGATGCTGCTAGAAGCAGAGCTAGGAGAAGTTTTTTCATAATTAAACTCTAAAGTGAATTGGTTGTGAATCTGATTGAGGTAAAGACTGCTGGATTTCAAGTTCTTGACCCCCAACTACAATCTTTGCAGGAGGAAGTCCATATTGCCCAGGCAACTCTTTGTCTGTAGTAGCCGTAATATCAATAACTTGATCAGTAATAAATTTATTTTTCCTATATGTTCTACCAGGGACCATGGAACATAAGTTTATTGCATCGCGTTCCCATCCACAGTCAGCATACTTCTGACCAAGAGGAGAATATACTGAGTAGTATTCATTTCCCATAAGAGAATGTGTGGTTATTCCCAACTAATTATAGCATATTTATTTCACTTGTCCAATGATCCAGGACTTCATACCATATGATGCGCCAGCAATCAAGCTCTGAGTTAATGTTGCTACTTCTTGTGGCACCACTAAACAAAATCCAATACCAAGATTGAATACATTACGCATCTCTTCCTCAGCAATGTCTCCTGCCTGCTGAATCTTATTAAAGATTTCTGGTCTCTCCCAAGCATCATAATCGACATCAACTGTAAGACCTGCTGGAAGACACCTAGGAAGGTTCTCAGGCAGTCCTCCTCCAGTAATATGTGCCATGCCTAAGATAGGAACCTCATCCAACATGTATTGAATGAGACGGGCATAGATGGTGGTTGGTATCAAAAGCTCTGGCATCTCCTTATAGAGGATTTTATTTCTCCACAGCATATCATTGATGAGTGTATATCCATTACTATGAAGACCACTACTCTCAATACCAATGACTACATCACCAGGTCTGATGTTACTGCCATCAACAATATCATGCTTCTCTACAATACCAGTGCAGAAACCAGCAAGGTCATAATCATTTTGTCTGAAATGCTCTGCAGTTTCTCCACCTAGGAGCTCCATTCCAGCCATCATACAACCAGTGTTAATTCCATATACAATATCACTCACATTACCATCAAGACTTTTAGTAGAGATGTAGTCTAGAAAATATAATGGTTTAGCACCACTACAGATTACATCATTGACACACATAGCAACTAAATCCATACCGATAGTAAGATACATATCGGCAATCCTACAAATATTCATCTTAGTTCCGACACCATCAGCACCAGATACCAACACAGGATTCTCATATCCTGATGGAATCTCCATCATACCATTAAACCCACCAATGTTAGGTGACAATGCTTTGAGATATTCTACAAAGGAACGACCCTTAATAATGTCAACACCAGAAGTTTTGTAATCCATTAATAAATTTCTCCTTTGATAATACCTTCACGGTTCTTTAATTTCCATACGATGTAGTCCATGGTGGGGACACACTGGGGATTCCATCCAGCAAAAGTTGAATGTTCTCCACTTGGTATCTGCCAACAGGGTGACTCATCATTTTCAAGATCTAGTGACTCACGATAGGCTTCGTCACCGAGTAGAACAACTGCCCTTTCTGCTTGATTTAAACTAGTGAAGCAAGCAAATGCGTTCTTCTTAATGATATCGGGGATGTGGTGCTTCATGATTTAAATAATAAACTACAAACTAGATACAATCCCATTGCAGACCAGTATCCCAAAGTTGGTAATCCAAAAATACTTGGTATGACAGCATTCCATATCAACATAAGCATCAAAGGTAATACAAGGACAATTATACCTACATCTATAAGACTTCGTGATAATTTTTTCATTGGATTGCAAGCGGTTGTAGACGCTCAAGAATCTCACGATAGGCAGGAACAATATCACCTTCATCCTTTCTGAATAAATCCTTATCGAATCTTTCGTTACTACCAATCTTCCAGAGCCTCATACTGTCAGGACTAATCTCATCGGCAAGATACAAATCACCATGAGCATCATAACCATACTCAACTTTAAAATCTACAAGGTCAATGCCCATGATGTAAAACATCTGACGGAGATAATCATTAATCCTTAGTGTCATCTCAATGAAAGGTTCAGGGTCATATCCCATCAGACGCACACGGTCTGGTGTCAGGAGAGGGTCATGCTTGCTATCATCCTTCAGAAAGAATTCTACAATCGGTTGTGGAAGTGGAGCACCTTCTACCAGAGTTGTCTCTCTTACAATAGATCCAGCAGCACGGTTCCTACAAATAACTTCTAGTGGAACGATGTCTACTTTCTTACAGATCATCTTGTTCGCACCAACCATATTAATATAATGAGTTGGGATAAGTTCTTTAGAAAGCTTCTCAAAAATGATAGATGAGATACTACAGCAGAGAGAACCTTTGCCCAGTGGATGATCAACCATCTCACCGTTTCCAGCAGTTACTTTGTCATGATACTCAATGATCACACGATCAGCATCGTCACCTTGATATACAGTCTTAACCTTGCCTTCTATAATTACTTCCATAAAAAAGAGGGTGTTTAACCCTCGTATTATATCACTCTTCAATTTGCTTGTAAAGGTCTTCTAGTTTCTCTCTAGACAAATCTACATACATCAACTCATCACCAGGAGCAGGTGCTTCAGGATGCTTTGGTTTGGGTGGAGTTCTCATCTCTATATTAATAGATTGAATGTTGCTCCACATCATTGCAAAGGCAGCACCGCCAATGGCAGCAAAGCAGACAAAGTATAGCAGAAGTTCAAAATTATTCATGCTTCCTGTAGTGATTGAACTGTGTTGTGAAGTTCTCCAATGTCTAGGAGACCTTCAGCACTGAACCATGGGGCATTCGCCCAACTAAATCCTTCGCCAAAGGTGTTATCGGGTGCTGTGATGTACCAATGACATGCTGTGTCTGGTACATCTACGGCACACTTAGACCAATCATCACTCCACTGTGGGACTTGAACCCACATTAGAGCAGCAAACATAATACTAAACAGTGATTTGATCATGTCTTATTAAAGGTTATGGGTCTAAGTTTTAATTGGAAGAATCGTTATTAAAGGGCGTTGCCTCTAGGAAGAACTTCTTCTGGGAAGATAAAGTTCTCATGGGGTTGGTCGGCAGGTGCTAACCATGCACGCAGTCCTTCATTCAGTAGGATGTTCTTGGTGTAGAAGGTCTCAAATTCTGGATCTTCTGCTGCTCTAATCTCTTGACTTACAAAATCATAAGCACGAAGATTAAGAGCAAGCCCAATGATCCCAATAGAAGAGACCCAAAGACCCATGACAGGAACAAACAGCATAAAGAAGTGCAACCAACGCTTATTACTAAACGCAACCCCGAAGATCTGCGACCAGAAACGGTTTGCAGTAACCATCGAATAGGTCTCTTCTTCTTGAGTGGAATCGAAGGCTTTAAATGTGTTTGCTTGTTCACCATCTTCATACAATGTATTCTCTACTGTAACACCATGAATAGCACTGAGCAGTGCTCCACCTAGGATACCTGCCACTCCCATCATATGGAAGGGGTTGAGCGTCCAATTATGAAAGCCCTGGAGGAAGAGAAGGAACCTGAAGATCGCCGCGACACCAAAGGACGGCGCGAAAAACCAAGAGGACTGTCCCAAAGGATAGATGAGGAACACACTGACGAATACAGCAATAGGACCAGAAAAAGCAATCGCATTGTAAGGTCTGATACCAATCAGGCGAGCAAGTTCAAATTGCCTAAGCATGAAACCAATGAGAGCGAAGGCACCGTGGAGAGCCACGAAATTCCATAGTCCCCCAAGTTGGCACCACCGCTGGAAATTCCCCTGAGACTCAGGACCCCAAAGTAGAAGAAGAGAATGACCCATAGCGTCAGCAGGCGTCGAGACAGCTGCCGTAAGAAAGTTAGCACCCTCAAGATAGGAACTAGCAAGACCGTGGGTGTACCAACTCGTAACAAAAGCTGTCCCAGTAAGCCAACCGCCAATGGCAAGATAAGCAGTGGGAAGAAGTAGTAGTCCAGACCAGCCCACAAAAACAAAGCGATCCCGTTTAAGCCAGTCGTCGAGTACATCAAACCACCCCCTTCTTTGTTGTTGTAGTGTAGTTGTTGTCATTTTTACTTACCGTTTTAATACCTTTTAAGTGGAATAATTGTGGCCAAGTATCACGAATGATCTCGGCAAGTTTGATAGGTGTATCAGAACTAATCATAATAGTAACACACAAAGTATGGGGACTACAAGAGTTAGAATACCTATAAAAAACCCCCCCACATAAGTGAGAGGGTGAAGACTACCATCAGGCATATTAGCCTACGGTAGGAGCGGTAAGTGCAACAGGAGTTGACTCAGCAGCAGCAAGATCAAGGGGGAAGTTGTGAGCGTTGCGCTCGTGCATGACTTCCATGCCCAGACCAGCACGGTTGAGAACATCTGCCCAGGTGTTGAGCACACGACCCTGACCATCAAGGATGGACTGGTTGAAGTTGAAACCGTTCAGGTTGAACGCCATCGTGGAGACACCAAGTGCGGTGAACCAGATGCCAACAACAGGCCATGCAGCAAGGAAGAAGTGCAATGAACGGGAGTTGTTGAATGAAGCGTATTGGAAGATCAAACGACCGAAGTAGCCATGGGCTGCAACGATGTTGTAGGTCTCTTCTTCTTGACCGAACTTGTAACCATAGTTCTGTGACTCTGTTTCAGTTGTTTCACGAACAAGCGAGGAAGTAACGAGACTTCCGTGCATAGCAGAGAACAAAGATCCACCGAATACCCCAGCAACGCCGAGCATGTGGAACGGATGCATAAGAATATTGTGCTCTGCCTGGAAGACGAGCATATAGTTAAAAGTACCAGAGATACCAAGAGGCATAGCATCGGAGAAAGAACCTTGACCGAAAGGATAGACGAGGAATACTGCACTCGCAGCAGCGACTGGTGCAGAGTATGCAACACAGATCCATGGACGCATACCTAGACGGTAAGAAAGTTCCCATTCACGACCCATGTATGCATAGATGCCGATGAGGAAGTGAAAGACTACCAGTTGGAAAGGACCACCGTTGTAAAGCCATTCATCAAGTGATGCTGCTTCCCAGATGGGGTAGAAGTGAAGACCGATTGCGTTAGAAGAAGGAACAACTGCACCAGAGATGATGTTGTTACCATACATGAGTGAACCAGCGACGGGTTCACGGATACCGTCAATGTCCACAGGGGGAGCAGCGACGAAGGCGACGATGAAACAGATAGTTGCAGCAAGCAACGTAGGAATCATCAGTACGCCGAACCAACCAACGTACAAACGATTGTTGGTGGAGGTTACCCACTCGCAGAAAGAATCCCACGAGGATTGTGATTGTTGCCTTGAAAGAGTTGAAGCCATTGTTTTGAAAAGAAAGTAAGACCATCAGGGAATGGTGGAGTTACTATTTCCTCTGCG